TAATAAAGGTTAGTAGTACCTTCAGCAACGGTGTCCGTGTTTCCCTGCGTAAAGCTCATAACACCTGTAGAAGAGTCGTAACCCAAGCTGCCTGTCGCTGAAACAGAGTCACGTGCCCGTTGTGTTGTGAAGTAAAGGTTAGTGGAACCTTCAGAAATATCGTCCGTGTCATGGTTAGATACGTCCGATACGGTACCAGTCACGTTACCAGTTACGGCACCTGAAACACCACCTGTTGCTGTTAGTAGGCCCGTTACACCTAAGGTTCCACCTACAGTACCGTTTCCAGAAACTGTCAAAGTGTCCGTATCTACGGTACCGTCAAAGAACGCATTCTTAAACTGTACAGCCGAAGAACCAAGGTCTAAGGTATTAGTTGTTTTGGGTTCAACTTTAGTAGCAGTAATGACTAGGTCTTGACTTGGTCCTACCTTTTCAATAGGTGCACCATTTCCTGAAGTACCGTCATGTACGTGACCAGTAGAAGCGTTAAAGGCGCTTTCTAGTTGGTTGTACTCTGCATCGAAGTCATCAGCGTCAATAACATTACCGTTAGCGATGTTGTTTGCTGTATCCTGACGTGTATATCCTGCCATATTACTGCCTATCGTTTTGTCTGAACTCTAACAACGCTGTGTCGAGAGTAAATGTTGGGTTTGTCGAGTTGTCTTCAATACGAAGAGCTATTGTCTTGCCTGAACCGATTATATTTTTGTTGTAAACTACGTCAAGCTCACCACCGAAGGTAGCCGTGTTAAAGGCCGAGTTAGAATCTCCGAAAATGAATACAGAGGAACCTGAGCTTTCAACCACAAAGGTACTGGGTTGGACAACCGCTGTACTTGTAGAAGAAGCGAAGTCATACTTAAGGTTAATATCTAGAGACATGTTTCCTGTAGGTTCAGCGTATAAAGTCATCTTGTAAAAAGACTTACGAACCTGTGGGTCTGACAAAGGCATGAAGGGAGATTCGTAGATGGCTTCAATGTTATTTCCGTCAAAGGAACTACCTGTATCTAGAATGTAAACGTAGCCGTCCTCGTTAGCGAATGAAATAGTTTCTTGGTCTCCTGAGTAAGAACTGTCAGCAACGAAAGCCTTAACACCATTCGTAGAAGACCATGAAATACCTGTAGCACCCTGAGAGACAAACTTAGTAGCAATAAGACCTTTAGAGACGTTCCTCTGTTCAGACTCTACGTAACCTAAAATACGATACTGAGCTTTCTCTCTAAAGAGAACGGACGAGAAAGAGTTGTAGTTGGTTAGGAAAACATTAGCATCTTTAGCAATTGTATCAGAGGCAATGTCTAAACCAAAGTCACCGATACGGTCAGTAGCGCTAAGTAGTCTAATACCATCAGGAGCGAGGTACATGATGTCACCGCCGACTTCCTGGATAGTGTCACCGTTAATACACCCAATACGGTCAGTAATAGGTGATACTTGAAAGTCTGCAGAGGTGTTACCTGTAAGACGTTTAATAGTGTTTGTCGTGAATATGATAAGTTGATCACGGAAGACTGTTAAACCAGTAATTTCCTGACCTACGTTAAGAGTACCAGCACCATTAGCTGCGCTGAAATCGTCTACTGTGAAAGGTGCGGTGAAATATACATTGTTACCTTTAGTGTAGAAGGCTGTATTCTTAAAGATAGCTACATGTTCTGCGGCTAGTACGTCTGTACTGTCTGCGGCTGTCATAAACGCGGCAGTATTACCTGACGTGTTGTAAACGACAGGGTAGTTAGTACCATCTACGAAGATGACCTTGTCGTCACCGTCTAGGTTAAACGCTGCATGTCGAACTTTACCGCCGTTAGTAGCAGCACTAGTAGCCATACTAGTCCAAGCAGTCCCTGTGCCGTAATAGTACTGTGTAAAGTTGGATGCGTTCTTTCGAGCAGTTACTATACGTCCTGAAGAAATAACCTTCAAAGCGAGAATAGGACCAGAGCCTGTAACAGTAGTATCGCTGAACTTCTCGTAACCCTTGATCTTAGTGTAGCCACCTTGTTTGTTAACTTCAAAGTTCTGCAAGAGTGTAGCAGAACCAACGGCATTAGTACCCTGTTGAAGAGCAGACTGGTTAGAAATTAAACCACCCTTAAACTCTATTGGGAATGTTTGCCATTGCGTAGCCATTAGAAGTGTACTCTCGTGTCACGGAGGTAATCCGTACGGTTAATGTGTATGCTGCGGAGTTGCTTAATACCTTGTTCGAACTTCTGTAAAGAAAGTTGTGCAGCCTGAGTGTCGCCACGGAACTGGTATACGTAGTACATAGAACCATCCACAATAACATGTTTGTACTGTTCTGGGAGGGTTGGTACGTCTAGAGGACTTTCTAAGCCGTAACCTGTACGAAAATACTCGTAAACCATTTCATAGGACTGATCGGGGGTAGGATAAAGGATCAGTTCCCGGCTAGGTGTACGAGCTACATGCGTTGGGAGAGATAGATTGTCTGTAGTAGAGTTATACTCAGAGTCGGCATATTTGTCAAGATATTCTTCGTAGGAGATTACTTTCAGTTTCTGAGTACTGATATTAAAGGTACTATCACGCTTGATGCGGAAAGTGTTCATGTTGATAGTCTTAGCGTCATAAGGGTAGCTGTAACGAGCCGTACCTGAAGCAAGGATCTCAGTCTCTTCTACGTGGTTCCACGGCCACTCAAATTCTTCTTGGTTGATATGGCTAATAGAACTATTAACTGCGTCCTTAGCAAAACTATAGAAACCTGTAGTCGTGGCAAAGTTACTCTCAGTAAGTTCTACCTCATTTAGTCTACGGTTAATATCATTAACTAGGCTGATGTAATCATATGCCATGTCTTACTTCTCCTTAACACGCAGAAAGATAGAGCGTTCGTATTGAAGACCTGCACCTGTCGTAATCTGACAAGTAACAATGTATCTTGTATTGTTTGTACCTAGGCTGAATCGGGCGGTAGACACCTTACCTGAAAGAGTGCCTTGAACAAACTGAAGACCGTTAACAATCTCTGCATCCTCTACCTCAGTCTTAACACCGTCAGCATCATTAACAAACCAAACGGCAGCAGACAAAGTGTCTGTACCCAAAAACCGTGACCAGTCTACACTGAAGTCCGTGATTTCATCTTTATCTTTATCAGGCCATTTGTATGACATAGTATTTCCTTAAGTTCTAATATGAACGGTGTTGCTACCTTGTTGTTTTTCGATTACCACGGTGCGGTTCTCAGGCAGAACATGTACGGTGTTATTTGTGTCAACACCTGCAACATACAGCTTTTGCCCAGTAGGAACTACATGTACGGTGTTATTTGTGTCAGCACCTGCAACATACAGCGTTCGTGCAGTAGGAACTACATGCGCGGTGTTATTTGTGTCAGCACCTGCAACATACAACGTTCGTGCAGTGGGAACTACATGTACGGTGTTACCTGTGTCAGCACCTGTAACATACATCGTTCGCCCAGTAGGAACTACATGCACGGTGTTACCTGTGTCATAGCCTAGAAGATACAGAGTACGCCCTCTGTAGTAGTCATCAGCGAAGTCTTGATAGGGGAACCTAACAGCGTTTGGATCATCAAGATCCACATAACCCTGCATAAAGACTGAGCCAATAGACGTATTAGCAGATGCAATTACCTTCGATACGTCATCAACTGTAAACACAGCGGTAACAGAAGGAGGTATTGTAGTAGCTTGAGCATCTACATCTGTTAAAGGGTTGGCAGTAATCTGAGCGGTTACAAAAGGTACTGCAGTATTGGCTTTAGCGTCTACATCTTCGAATGCAGAGGCTGTAAAGGTAGCAGTAGCAGGAGAGGGTACTACACTAGCTTGAGCATCTACATTAGCAAAATCGTTAGCAGCTAAAGTAGAAAAGACATTGGAAGTAGTTATATTTGCTTTAGCGTCGAAGTCAATACCAGTGTTGGTAAATGCGGATGTAGCGGCAGGGAAAGTAATGTGAGCTTGGGCATCTACATCAGCAAAAGCCTGTGCAACAAAAGTTGCTACGACAGCGCTGGGCGTAATACTGGCCTGTGCGAATATGTCAGCTATGTTATTGATAGCTAGAGAAGCAATAGTTGATGGAATAGTGGTATTGGCTTTAGCGTCTACATCTGCAAATGCAGTAACTGTAACTGTAGAAAGAGCAGATGCAGTAGTAATATAAGCGTACGCATGGTATGCAAGGACGCCCTCTTCAAAAGAAGCAGAAGACGAGAGTAAAAAGGCGTTTACAGCAGAGCTAGTAGTAGCTTGGCTAAAAGGCTCTGCTGAGAAGGAACTAAAACCTAGCATTTTATTTCACCTCTAAGAACGTGTTTATAGTGAACCTGCGATGATCATGACTTTGATTTTCAAAGCTATGATTTTGATCAGTAAAGACAATCAAAGAATTGGTATCCCACGGTGCCTCAAAGTCAGGCTCGTAAAACTTCGTACCTGCAGACTCATCAGGGTATATATACAAAGAACCATTAACTTGTGAGTGTGGGTGTGTATGTTTCTTGAAGGTAGAGCGTTTATCGGTGAATTGAAACTCTGCTCTAAACACATTTGTCTTAATAGGTCTTTCTAGTAGATCTTGACCTGACGACTCTATACGTGCTAAACCTTCTTTGTAGTAACGCCACAGACTTTCAAATATGATCTTCTGTACGTGACCATCCACTCCCTCTAATTTGTCATATGACCCGTTAGTCTCTAGGTCGTAACGTACCTTAACACCAAAGGTAGGACGGCCCTTCTCAACTCGTATAAACCAGTTAGCCTTTAGTACCTGTTTCAAGTCTAGACTGTCGACTTTCTCTGCACACATACGAAAGTCTTTATATAAGTCCTCGCTTAGAAAGTCTAAAACTCTTACTATCATTGGTAATCCTTTAGACTAAACTCTGCACCATTCATCGTTTTCTCTTTGGCGTAGTTCGTGTAGACCAAAACCTCTGGGTCATCTAACAAGAAATCACAACTATTACAGTAACTTGGGTAGTTTCCTGTTCTGTGGCCTTCCCTTAGTGCCTCGTATGCCTCTCCGTTCCAGATTTCTTCAAACGTGTTATCGTGTACGTTACCTAGCGTAGCCTCAACATCCCTGCCTAGAACCTGACAGCAAGGGTGTACTGCACCGTTAGCTCTTACAACTGCGTCAGGACTGAAAGGTCTACCGCATGTACGCTTCTTACCTTTGCGGTCACTATCCATAACACCCGACCAGTTGTGCATCTTCCAGATTTCAACGGGACCGCCTTGTGCTATCTCTAGGTATTGCTCTTTCTCATACTCTACATTTTCGTTGTCTAGTATCAGATGATATGTAGCTACTTGTGTATCTCGTGCATACTCACGCATACGATACATATTCTCTAGAACCCATTCAAATGAACTACTGTTCATCCACTTGCGATATGTATCCTTGTTGTAGCCGATGATAGAGAAGCGATAGAAGTCTAACCCTGCATCAACACAGTCTCGCATAAACTGACCACGCATCTTTAAGCCGTTAGAAAAGATGTAAGCCTTAGCGTTATATTTCTTTACCAGTTCAATGTATCTAGGCAGGTCGCTGTTTAACGTAGCTTCACCTGACCCATCTAAGTTTACAACACTAGGACTCATTTGCTTTAACATATCTTCAAATGTTTCTAGCGACATCTGAGTCAGAAATGTAGAATCTCTACCCTCTGTCTGTGGACACATCTTACAGGTGTAATTACACCCCCCGTTAATTTCTATAACGGCTCGGTTTATGGACATATATCTTTATTCATTTTGTAGAGCCTCTAAACGTGATAAAAAGTCTACGCTACATTGTAGGTTACAGTCTTTGCACGGAGAAAGGTCTCGTTTACCTGCAGCTAATCTTGCGCGATACTCTGAAAGCTTAGCATTCTTTGTGGTGTAGTGGCGAATGGTCTCTAAGTGTATATTTGATAATGCCTCAATATCTTTCCAAACATCACAGCACAGATTGTAATCGCCATTCCAGTTTATGTAAACAACTTCAAAAGGTTTATGACAAATCCCACCGTATTTAGGATGGAAGTAATCAGGCTCAGCGTTTATCTGATCCTTGATGTAACCAGCCCTAGTTTTCCAAGATCGGCTACTGGCGTCTTTTTTGTCCTTAACACGAAAAGAGGGGTGGCGGAGTTGAATATCTTCAGGCAACTCAGGGTTTTCTGAGTATACATTGTAGACGACATCGTCCATTTGATTGATTAGGTCTAAGTACTTGTCCACCCACTTACCATTGGTATTCATACAAAGGGTGACTGGATGTGTCTCACGTAGTGTTAAGAGTTTCTGCAGGATAGGGCCAAAGTTTTTACACAGTGTAGGCTCTCCTCTACCAGCAAGTTGAACTGCTACAGGCTGTCCAAGGTCTTTAATTTGCTGAACTATAATATCGGCCGTCTCTAAAGACATGTGGACGTTTTCGTTTTCATAGCCGTGACCGCGAGGGCAAAAAGAACAGGTGTAATTACACAACTCTGATAAGTTTAACTCTATATACTCAAGGAATTTATTCATAGTATCTAGGTCTTTTCTAAGAACTGATTTATTGTTATTCTTAGCTTTCCCTTTGGACAATCATAATCGTGCCAAGTAACCCCATCTAGTCCAGCGAAGATAAAAGCTGTATTAGGTTTCCACGCTACCTGCTTTGCATACGTTTTGTCAGCATTATACAAGTATGTTCCGTTATTCTCTTCGGGTTCAACGTAAACCACACAAGACAATATTTTTCTAGAGGATTCATCATGTATAGGATACCTGTGCGGTCCTAGCAGAAAGTTAACTTCCCAAAAAAGTCTTAGATCATCGTGGGGTCTATAATTCTTAAGAATATCTAAGTAAGAAGAGTCTAAGGGTCTGCTGTCAATACACTCTTGTAGTACAGGGTCATTTGCAAAAGGAAACTCCTGTTTTCTAACACTAGTGTCTACGTTATCTTTTAAAAACCTTTTTGTTGAACTCTTTATCTTTTCAAAAACTTCATCCGTATAAAAGTTCTCAATAACAATATGCGGCCAAGGATCTTGGTACACTACCATTTGTGTACCTCATAATCATTCATACCCTTTTTTTCATACTTCCAAAGCTTTTCAAGTAGTCTATCTTTGTAGTCTTCTTTGTGGAAGTCTATACACACTCTTCCATAAAACCAGTTTAACCATTTCATTTTATCTTTTTTAGAAGCTGCTTTTACCTCTAGAATACTATCGTCTGTTTTTACAACGGGAACTATTTCATTCATCATATTCGGATCTCTAAGAGTACAACAAGGTATGTCGTGCATCAAAGCTTTAAAAGTAACGCCACTGTCAACACTTACAATTCTATCCGCATTAGTTACCATTTCTTCTGTTCTATACCCGTCAACAAGAACGGTATACTCACTTAGGATATTCATCCTTTCAGCTAATTTCCAAAAGTAATCAAAGTGTGTATTACCGCCGGGACAAGGGTGTGTCTTAAAGATTGTATACGTTTTGGATCTAGTTGCCCAATCTATATACCTGAGAGTCTCTTTAAAGTCTTTACGGCCTGTCATCTGTAAACAGAATAGCGTGTAAGGTCTTTGCTTAACAAACACACCCTCTTGTTGACCATACCTATCATTCTTCTGGTTTAAAAAGTACTCGAAGGCTTCTTCATTCGAAGGTGCATCT